CAGGCATGGTAAATCCTATGACTACTACTGGCGATACCATTTATTCTTCAAGTGGATCAACACCAGCGAGGCTTGGAATTGGTAGCACCGGACAAGTATTAACAGTTGCTGGTGGTGTGCCAAGTTGGGCTACACCATCAAGTGGTGGCATGACTTTAATTCAAGAAACTGCTGCAAGTGCAAATACTTCAATAGATTTTAATTCAATTTCTGGCTCATATAAAGATTTAATTTTATACTGGGAAGGTCTTTATACTTCAACTATTAGCGATCAATTTACTGTAAGATTTAATAGTGATGGTGGTTCAAATTATATGCTTTACGAAAATTATTACGAATCAACAAGTTGGAGCATCAATAGAAGTGCATATACAGCAGCAAGCCAAAAAATGTTTGGTGATGGGGCAACAAGCACGACTGCATCAAATACAATTAGAGGCTGTCTAAAAATCTATAATTACGCTTCAACAAGTAAAGTTAAATTTTATGAACACACTTACGCTTTTTGGGATAATAACAATTCAAGAAATAATTATGCTATTGCATCCAGTTGGTATAATTCAGCAACAGCAATTACTAGTTTGAACATTGTTAGAACAAACGGATCTGGAAATTTAACTAATTTGGCTAATACCTCTATAAGATTGATGGGTGTATCATAATGAAAAAAATAATTAATTGTGACTCAGGTGAAATAATTGAAAGAGAATTAAACGCAGATGAATTAGCACAACAAGAAATTGATGAGGCTAAATATCTTGAATTAAAAGCGTTAGAAAATGAAAGAGATGCGCAACGCCAAGCCATTTTAGAAAAATTAGGATTAAGTGCTGAAGAAGCGCAAATTCTTTTAGGCTAATGAAACCTTGGCTTTGTGCAGCTGGTGTGCAGTTAAGAGATCAAATTGATACCTGGTAACTTGCGTAGCTCTAACGGCTGGGTAGCGTCAAAGGATCCAGATGCCATAGGCGTCAAGAGTTACCCGGTGCCTGGCACAAAGATTAAACTTCGATGCGCCGAAGCCGTTGCTCCGTTACTAATTGGCTTTGCCCAAGAGTTTCACAAGCTAATAGAGCCAATAGATGATGGGCCGTTAGATGACTGGGGCTACGCTTTTAGAAATATACGCGGTGTAACAGAAAAGTTATCAAATCATGCATCAGGTACGGCCATAGACTTAAATGCACCAAAGCATCCGTTAGGCGCCGTAGGCACATTCCCGGCTGAGCAGGTGCCAATGATCCGGGCCTTGGCTAAAAAGTACGGCCTGCGATGGGGTGGCGATTACGTAAACCGCAAAGATGAGATGCACTTTGAAGTAGATATTACGCCGGTCAAAGCGGCCGCGTTAATTGTTAAGTTAGGAATATAAATGAAAACTAGTCAGGTAACCATAGGCACCACAGCGACACTTTTAGTAGCTGCTGATCCACATGATCAAACCGTATTATTGCATTCAGCCCAAGGCGCCTGTTTTTTAGGAAACGCCGCAGTAACAAGTAGCACAGGTTTTAAGATTGATAACAATACTAAAGTAACCTTGCCCTTAGGGGCTTACGAGGCGCTATACGCGATCACGTCATCGGGCACCGATACGGTTTACGTATACTCCGAGGTAAATTAAGGAGCAATAATGGCACTAAAGCAGATGTTTTTATCATGGGTAAGAGCTGCGCTGGCTTCCGCCGGTGCGCTATTTATGGCCGGTACTACCGACCCTAAAACCCTAGGTTATGCCGCATTAGCCGGGTTTATAGGTCCGGTACTAAAGTGGCTAGACCCATCAGCTACAGAATTCGGTCGAAAGAAGTAATATGGATTCATCGGACTGGGCCGCGCTTTGTGTTGCCGTGGTAACGATTGTTAGCTCATTCGTGGCTTCAGTCCGGTGGCTAGTAAAGCACTATTTAAACGAGCTAAAAGAAAATGGCGGCTCATCGATCAAAGATACGGTTACGCGTTTAGAGGAAAAGGTCGAAATACTGTACGAAATGATGCTTCATAACGATAAATAAACCCTTTACTGCGTGTCGATAGTTGCAGATTGTCGGTGGCCGGGCTTACCCTTTTAGTATCGGTAACGACGGGTTATCGGTAGTAAGGGCTAAAATGGAACTAAGGGAATGGGTCGCGTTAATTGTTACGCTGGTCCTAATAGCAAGTTATACCTACAGTCTAGGTTACAAAGACGGCAAGCGCGAAGGTTACCTGCAGTCAGCTAAGTGGCGTAAGCAGGTACGTAATGATAGTTAAAGCGCCGGAAGGTCGCTGGTGCGACTATTGCAAGAGCCAATGGGGCAAGATCAAAGGCGATTGGCATCCACGAGCTAAAACTCAGGCTGTGGTCTTGTGTATTTCAGAAACTCATCGCGGTGAAAATAACGAACGGGCGTACTGTTTAGATCACCGGGCTGAGTTATCTACCTGGCACGACGGCAGTATTTGGTCTTTGGCAGATCAGATGGCCGAAGGCCGCAAATTGATGATGGAGTACCGCGCACGCAAGGCCAGAGAAGCGGCAGAAGCGGCGGTGAATAATGTTTAACCTAAACGACTATGAGGATGTGGCTACGCGTATTCGCCGGGTCCATGACAATTACCCGATGGCACGGTTTAACGTTAGGGATCTTAAAATAGATCATCAGGCTGGGTACGTTTACGTAGTTACCGAAATCTATCGAGATGCTAACGACGCTAACCCTGCGGCCGTAGACGTGGCGTACGAGGCTAGAAGTGACCGTGGTGTAAACCGGGATTTCTGGGTCGAGAATTGTGTAACTTCCAGCTACGGTAGATCTGCCGGGCTGTTACTCGGAGTAGAAAAAAGACCGACCAGACAAGATATGGAAAAGGCGCAACGTTTAACTGCCGAGCCGATTAAGTCTGATTACAAGGCCGGGTCTAAACCGGCTGAACCGTTAGCCATGACAGTCGGACAAGTCGCTGAGCAGCTAGGCGCTGGCGAAATAGAGAAGGCTCCGATTTGTAACCACGGAGTTATGGCGCTAAAACAAGGATCAAAGAACGGCCGGGATTACTACGGATATACCTGCATCATGGGTAAATCTAGCGGATGCGATTCGATCTGGTACAAGCTAGATGCTAATGGCAAATGGCAACCGCCTAAAAAGGCCGCGTTTACCGTATCGCCTAAAAGTGGCGCTGACGTAGATGACATGCTTTGGGGTGATACGTGATGGGATACGTCGAAATTATTAAAGATGGCGTAATGGTCCAGATGCAAGATGGGCAAGTTACCAGAGTAACAGCTATTACTGACTGCGATAAATGTAATAAACCAGCAGACCCGGTAGGTGGCATCGAGATAACCGACTTAGATAATCAGGTGGTCCTATGGATCTGCGCACAGTGTCGCAACGAGTAAAGGTTATATTAGATTACGCGCAGGAAGTGCAGGCTCATGAAGTCGGCTTTCAGCGTGTAACCGGTATTAAATCTAACGCTAACCATCCGAACCACGGCAACAAGCATTTAAATATGCATGAGTACATTGCCGAGATGGCCGAGGCGGCAGCGGCTGAGATAGTCGTAGCTCAATACTTGGAGTTTAAGAACTTTAAACCGACCATAAATACCTTTAAAACCGAGGCCGATATTGGCAGTAGGTTTGAGGTCAAATGGACCAAGTACCGGGATGGGCATCTGGCCGTCGGTGGCACAGACAGACAAGAGGATGTGGCTATCTTGGTGACGGGTAAAAGCCCGGTCTATGAAATAGCAGGCTGGTTACCAATTGCCATGGCTCGTAAGCCAAAATATCACCATGTCGGTTACGGGGTGCATTGGATACCGCAAAATAACCTATTTCCAATACAAGACCTAAAAAGAAGCATTTATGGATCCGATCAAATTTAACTGCCGGATTTGTAAGAAAGTTACCCAGGGTAAGGTGTTACCCGAATACACAGAATCGCTACCGCCTGGGCTTGTGTGCCTAGAATGCCTAGGCTGTGGCGTCTTAGGAATTGAATTGGTTACTAATGAA